CAAGTATTAAATAGAGGCACAACCGCAAACGATGGGACAGGAGATACCCTTCGTGTTGCAGCCCAAAAGATTAACGAAAACTTCGTAGAACTATATCGGTTCCTTGGAGACGACAGTGATGTTCTGGCATCTAAGATCCAGTTCGACTCTGACGGTATCATATTTGAAGGAACTTCGATCGATGATTTCGAGGTCAAACTCAAGGCTGCAAACGCAACTGCGGATCGTATACTTACACTTCCAGATGCGGACGGTGACTTCGTTCTTACGACTGCAACTCAGACACTTACGAATAAAACGATTACTGCACCTGTAATTTCATCTGTTCAGATAGATGACACTAGTGGTGATCACCAGTATATCATTGGTGTAAGTGAACTGGCGGCAGACAGGACTGCGACTCTACCTTTACTAGGTGGTAATGATGAGTTTACATTCAATGCACACACTCAGACATTGACTAACAAAACTCTGACTCAACCCACAATTACCGATCCTCTTATTACAGGATCAATCGAGGATGGATCAGGTAACGAAGTTATCGAGATTGATCCAGACACAAATGCAATCAATCATGTAAGGGTTGCCACTGCCGCGATCAACCTACATCCTGCTTTACACGCAGATGGAGATCAGGCAAATGTTAACCTAGAACTACATGGTAAAGGAACTGGTGCAGTTTCAGTAGAAACAAAACTTGCACTAGGAGTTCAGAACGTAACTGCAACTCCCGCTACAGTTTCTCTTAACGCACCTATCACTTACTTCAACATGGCAACTGCGGTTGCAGCTACCATGTCAGATGGTACAGTAGATGGGGAAGTTAAACACTTAATAAATATAAACTCTGGAACTGCAACAACTACTATCAGTAATAACAGTACTTCCAGAGATACCATTGTATTGACTAACGGTCAATCAGTAACACTCGCATATAGTACTTCTGCTAGTGAGTGGTTTGTGGTATCAAGTAACGGTGCAACAATTTCATAGGACTAAAAAATGGCAGCGATAGTAACTGATAAAATTAAAAAACTCTTTCTCGAAGATCTGTTCTCAGATTTCGACTCTGCGAGTGTTCGATATTATGCGGGTATCGGTCGTTCGGAAGTCTGGAATTCGACAGACGCGATTGTAACTCCACAGAATCGTGTGCGTGATGAACGTGATGCACGATTGAACATGCAGTCAATCAAGAATATCACAGATAAGACTTTTGCTGTTCCTCGTTACAACTGGTCTTCAGGTACTCAGTATTCTGCGTTTGATGATAATCATATTGGTTATCCTGTTCAACCATACTATGTAATGAACAGTAACCAAGAGGTTTACATTTGTGTCCAACAGGGTAAAGACGCAACAGGAACAGTTCAAAACTCTACTGTCCAACCTACTGGTAATACAACAGGAACACCATTCGTAACTGCGGATGGATATGCATGGAAGTTTGTATACTCTATCGGTGCATTGAATGCTTCTAAATTCCTATCATCTGCATATATGCCTGTTCAGTTCGTTGACTCTGATCAAGCTGCATCGGTTGATGCAACTGCGGAACAAGTCGAACAACGTGCAGTAGAAGTGGCCGCACGTGCGGGTGAGGTAGTAGGTGTTGCAGTAACTAACGGTGGAACTGGATATACATCCACCCCCACAGTAGAAGTCATTGGTGACGGAACTGGTGCGGTAGTTACTCCAGTTATTAGTGGTAACTCACTAGTAAACTTATTAGTAAAACAAGACTCATCGGGTAACCTTGGTGGAACAAATCCAACTGGATGGTCAACAGGATCATTCCGTGGATCAGGTTATACTCGTGCAAATTTAAAAATTACTGGAGTCGGTGACTCCGCAACTGGTCGAGTAATCCTTGGCCCACCTAAAGGTCTGGGTGCAGATCCTCGTGATGACCTTCGTGCATCTGCGGTTATGTTCAACTCTAAGATCGATGGTGATGAGGGAGGAGACTTCTTACTTGGTGACAACACATTCCGTCAAGTATTGTTACTCCGTAATCCTTTAGTTGCAGATTCCGCTGGTAGACCAGATGATCAGTATTTCACTGAATCGACTGGTAACAGTTTGATCAAATTAGAACTAACTTCAACCAACGGAACATTCACCGAAGACACAACAATTGAAGATCAGGCAACTGGTGCAAAAGCATATATCGATACAGTCGATTCTGTTAATGCATCTTTACTGACTGCAAGATTACTTGTTCACCAGAATGAAACAACTGGATTCACATCTTTCACTGCATCTAACTCAGTGACAGATCCATCTGGTAATACTGGAACAGTATCAGCACAACTGGCGGGAGAGTTTGATCCTATGACAGGAGAACTCCTATATATTGATAACAGGGCGGCGGTAGACCGTTCGGCGGAACAAATCGAAGATTTAAAAATCGTCATACAACTTTAAGGTAAAAAGATGCCAACAACGTATACTGAACAAACATTCGCTTCCACATATAAGGACGATTACGATAAGACTAAGAATTATCATCGTGTCCTTTTTAACAGTGGTAAGGCACTGCAAGCACGTGAACTCACGCAGATGCAGACAATCATTCAACAAGAATTGTCTCAACTTATGGGTAACTTGTTCACCGAAGGTGCGACTATCACGCCTGGCGGTTTCCGTTGCGACAACAAGTTAGAATTTATTAAGATTGAATCTTCTACACCATTCCCTTCAGATGTAACTACACTAGAGGGTGTAGAGTTTGCAACTTCAAATAACGTAATCAAGTTTGTTGTAGTAAAAGCAGTAGGTTCAGAGAATGGTGATCCAGATACTCTTTATGTTGAGTATACTCAAGACACTGCGGGTAGTGAGACAGGTACACGAGTAACTGCGGGTGATACAATCACCTCTTCAAATGGTGCATTTACCTTTGACGTTCAGACTATTAACACAACTCAGAATCCTGCTGTTGGATTGGGTTCATCTGTTCAGGTAGATGAAGGTCACTTCTTTGTTCAAGGTCGTGTTGTATATTGTCCAAAACAAAGACTGATCTTCCGTAAGTATGAGAACAACCAATCGTCTCGTTTCGGTTTCATTATCACTCAGGATATCATTACCGCAGATGACGATCAAACATTATTCGACAATCAGGGTGCAACACCTAATCTAACATCGCCTGGAGCAGACCGATATCGTATCCGTCTAACCCTTGCGGACGCACGTAATACTACCGTAGATAAGATATTTATTCCTCTTATTGAAGTAGTAGGTGGTCAGATTATCAGTCAACCGACTGCAAGTTCTGGATTTAAGTCTATCCGTGATGAGATGGCACTCAGAACTTATGAAGAGTCAGGTGACTATATCAAACGATATTTCCGTGCTTCATTCGCACCTAACAACAGTTCAAGTTTCAAATTAAAGGTCACGCCTGGCACCGCATACGTGAGAGGTTATCGTATCAATAAAGATGCGGAGACAGTGATCAAGGTAAACAAACCTCAAGAGACACTCTCAAGAAATAATGACTCAATTACTATTGACTATGGTAACTATTTCTTGTATACTGACGGTAAGAAAATGGCGGACTTCACAACTAATGAAGTCTATAATTTCCACCCATCAACAAATGGTGGTGGAACCGCATTTGGTTCATGTCGTGTTCGTGCGATCAATGATGCTTCAGGTGTATCAGGAACTAAGAAAGTCTCTGTTTTTGAAATCAAGTTTACAGACGCAACCAAGAGTATCCGTGACATTCAGTCGATCGCGGCTACTTCTTCTCCGACTACTGAATACCTAAACATCTACCGAGAGCCTGGTGTTAACTTTACCAAGATCTATCGTGCAGATAAACGACCATTGTTGTTTGATGCACCTATCCGTAGACCAAAAGTATTCTCTGATATCTCATTGACTGTTTCTAAGAGACTTAACCAAGTAAGTACAGGTGCGGGAACTACCATCGATATTACACCATCTTCTGGAAATGCACTTGCAAATTCTGGTAGTTGGATCGTTGCATCCGCAGACAGTGACGATGTTGCAGAAGCAGTAATCAACTTTGGTGCAAGTTCTACTCAGATTAGTGGGTTGGACACTGGAACAACCTACGATGTATTATACTACGAAAAAGTCGCAAATGCAACTCAAAGATCAAAAACTTTAACACCCACCACTGTTACCTCAACACTGGATTCAGATGGTGACGGTATCAAGTTTATCAATCTAGGAAAAACAGACATCTATGAGATCACTCGTTGTTCTAGAGATTCTGCGGGTGGAACAAGTATCCTTTCATTGTTCAACATTGACAATGGTCAACGTGACACCCACTATGGTGTAGGTAAACTGATCTATAGAGGTACAGGACTAGACAGTTCTGACAATGTATTTGTTAACTTCAAACATTTCCAACACGGTAATACTGGTGAGTTCTTTGGTGTTAACTCATATGACGGTCAGGTAACATATGGTAACATTCCTGTTCACCGCACACAGAATAATAAAGTAATCGCACTAAGAGATGTTCTTGACTTCCGTCCTTCAGTAAACACTGCGGACGAAACATTCACTGGTGGTAATTCACTTGTATTCGGATTACCTCAAGAGAACAGTCTGGTAAATGCGGATGCAGAATACTACATGCCTCGTCTTGACAAACTAGTATTGTCGAAGGCAGGGGAACTGCGTTACATTCAGGGTGTGTCATCTATGATGCCTAAGTACCCATCTACTCCAGTAGATTGTATCGATCTCTATAAGATCGAGATGGGTGCAAACACACTTCATACAAAAGATTTAAAAACTACTATCATTCCAAGACGTGGATACACGATGGAAGATATTGGTAAACTAGACAAACGTATTGACAAACTAGAAGAAGCGACTACACTTTCTCTGTTGGAGTTATCTGCAACAAACGAAAGATTGTTTGACTCTTCTGGTAACGAACGTCTACACACTGGTTTCTTTGTGGATAACTTCAAGAACCAGAAGTTCACTGATACTAAGAGTTTAGAACATCGTGCGTCTCAAGATCCTACTAAAGGATTAATACGTCCGACTTATGCGTGTGAAACTATTCCTATGTTGTTCGATTCTGCACACTCTATTTCTACAGGTGTGACTCAGAAAGGTGACAACGTATACCTAGATCACACAGAGGTTCAGTACCTATCACAAACGATGGCATCTCAGACCATCAATGTTAACCCATTCCATGTTGAGAAAACATTTGGTGACCTTGTATTGTCACCTTCAAAAGACACATGGAAAAACTTCCGACAGGACGCACCTACTATCATTGATGGTGGAACAGAGTTCGATGCGTCTCAAGCACTTCTCTGGAACGAAGCAGAATGGGGTTGGGGTGGAACAGATGCAAATGATCTTCAGGTTGGTCAGACTTCAGATCCTCTTGTTTCAAGTACAAGTTCTACAACATTATTAGGTGAGTCTACTCGTCTCGTAGGTCAAGAAGTTGATGTTGATTACGGTGATTGGGTAGAACAGGGTTCTACTTCAAACACTTCTACACTTTCAAGTACTACAGAGATCATCGGTGTTGAGAACAACCAAGTTACTGGTGATATCATTAAAGAAACCACTACTACTCAGGGTGCATACACTGGTAAAACTATTACTGGTTCAGTCGCACCTAAGTTCAGTAAGAAACTTGAGTTCAATGTTAAAGATGAGTACATCATCACCTTTACCAAGAAATACAAGTATGTCTATCGTTGTAAAGCACACCAAGGTG